GTACTGGGCGTCCACCTGCGCTATTTGGAGACGTAAGGCTGCTTTTTCGCTGTCCGTCTGCGTAAACACGCTGGGGAAGCTGGTCGCCCAGGAGGACGGCACACGTCCTCGGGTTGGGCCCTGCTTACTTGCCAGTATGTACGTGAAGATCTCTGTGATCGGGGTACGGCAGTAGACCTCCTGCCATTGCTCGACCAAGGAAGCCCAGACCCGTTCTTCGAAGCGGCCTTCTTTACCCAGGCCACCAGGGGAATCACCCATCAAGATCGAGGCGGGCCAGCCGGTGGCAGCCTGAAGATCTTTGACGAAGGGATCGGTGGCGTTAGCGATGTTGCCCAGAGCGCGGTTGAGGAAGCTCAGCTCCTCTTCGGTGTCGACCACCATGCCGCCGTAGATCGAGCGGCTCAAGTTGTTGGCCTCGAGGCGTTTTCGAATGTCGCTTTCGTTTCCGGAAGCGATCCGTTGGAATAGACCTGGGATCTTGTGAACGAACATGTCCGCATCGGAGGTCATGTTCTCGAGGCCAGCCATGGCGGACTCGTAACGCTTGTAGGACTCCCAGATCAACTGGAGGACGGATTGACCCCATCCAGTGTTCCGTGCTCGGACACGCCAGGGCAGATACATGCCGTCGAAGCGGGCCACCCGGCTGCTGTGGATCCTGACGTTGACATACGCGGCTTGCTGGGCATCCGTGATCTTCTGACTGGTGGTAATCCGGTAGTGGGTTGGCTTGGACCAGTCAGTGATCGTGAAGTCCTCGGGTAGCAGTTCCCAGCGGGAGAGGGGGATATACCCGTTAATGGCGCGGATGTTGTTTGTATTAACAGGCTCGGCTGGATCTTCGACTCCGTCGTCGATTAGGAGGACGATCCCGGCTCCCCCGTACAGGCGTTGAAGCTTGATGACTTCGGCTAGCGCTTGGTGGAATTGGCTGTCCTTAAGGAATTCTTCAAATGCCGAAATAGTGTCGTTGGCATTTGGGTCTTCGTCCCCACCCAGGGTGATGGATGTGCGGTGCCTCAGGATCTCGTCCGAGATGGCATCGACGTATCGCCGGGGGATTCCGTGGGAGTACAGAGCCTCAAGATCTGACTGTCCAAGGAAAGAAGGTGTGGCAATACCCGTAAAGACCGTTCGATCCTTCGAAGACATGCCCATTCCAGTCAAAACATTGACCAGGGCTCCGTCGTTCCGGAATTCTTCGGAAGTGGTTTCGGACACGACGACTATGGAATGCGACCTTACATCCAAGTTTAGGGACTTTTATCGATCTTTTTGTATGGTGTAGAAAGATCGAGTTTTGATGCAGAAAGATCGAGTTGCTGTGCAGATAGATCGATGTTTTACGCCGATAGATCGATTAACGGTTGAGATAGATCGAGTTTGGTATTAAATTTTTGCTGTTTAGCACGACTCTTGAGGGTGTAAAAGCCCTTGGTACGCTGCGGTAACGGCGTTCTTAGTCCTCGGTGTATCACCAGATCGATGGTACTAATTTGTTGCCTAAGAAATCAGCTAAAGAACGGTTTAGGCAAAGTATTCTTCGAAGGTGGGGTTCTTCGTGCGCTTATTGCGGGGATGAGCTTGGCAAGTGTGCCACGCTCGATCACGTCGTACCACGTATCAAGGGTGGATTAACCCATCAGAGAAACCTTGTGGCTTGTTGCTTGGATTGCAATTCGCGTAAAGGCGCCCTCGATTGGGCTGAGTGGTTTCGTAATCAGGGTTTTTGGGAGCAGCAAAGGGAGACGGAGATCCTGGAGTGGTTGATGGATGAGGGCGTTGACTGTGGTTAAGAATTCCCCCACCTCTCAAGGGCGGCGCGAACTAGGTCGATGTGGCCAATTCCGGCATCCTCGATCTCGCCGGAAAGCTCAAGGATCTCCATGACGGTCGGCGGCTCCGGCGGTGGGGTGGCTAGGGCAGCGCGGGCGCGATCCATTACATCAGCCCATTCCTCTGTGCATTCCACTAGGACATGGCCTTGAAGCTCTGTCAATTCAACCAGTAAGGAGCGAAAGTCGGGGGTGGTGGTCATGATTTAGTTTCCAGTTCGGTAATAATTAGTGGAATTGCCCAATGAGGCAACCAATGAGAACATGCCTCTGGAATTGTCACATGCGGCGGGTTGGGATAAGGGCGCGGAAAGAACACGGCTCTTAAAGTCCAACGCTGATAAGAATGCGTCCATACCCAACAGAAACCCGCATCGGCATGTTCAGTTGGCCTTCCTATGCAATCTGACGCTTCAGGCATCCTTTCAGTGACAGGGATCGGTTCAATGGCTGGTCGAATTGAATAAGTCATTTTGCCAAGCAGGTTAAACAAACGCTCAATGCTGACATTCCGGTCAAGGCACACTGCCTCGGCAATTTTGCGGCCAGCAGGCGTCAACAGGCTGGACTTCAAGACAGGGTGGTTCATGAGTGGTAGGGAAAGGGCCGCCGAAGCGCCTCCAGTTCGGTGGCGATGGCAAGGAGTTTGCGCCGCGTCTCAAAGCGTTGATCTTGCTTAAACTCATCAGGCGCAATAGAACCGGTGCTGCCAGGCCGCATTCCTCGACGACTAAAAACTTCTTTCGGCACCACCTGATCCGCAGCAGCACGAAGGGCGGCCGCAATACCTTGAGCAGTAGTACCAGCCTGGCTAAACACCATGTTGGCAGCATCCAGCACGGTTTGGGCGCTTGGTGATAGTTCAGTCATTGGGCAGGGCCTCTATGACACAACAAACTTTCTCGACTTGTTCAATTACGTCCATTGCAAGACAAAGTTGCTTGTACGCTTTGTCTTCAAAACCACTAGCCAAGAACGCTTCAGCAGAAGCTACTCGACGAGCAAGTGCTGAGTAGGCTAGTGCATAGTTTGGGGGAATTAACCACTGCTGCACCAGCTCCGGCGGTAGTGTGATCGGGTGTTGGTGGTCAGTCATCAGATGTGTGCAAAGAATCCAGCGGTTTGAGGTGTCTCCGGGATGAGGGAGACAGCGAAAGCCAGTGCCATGACAGTGTCGTCATGGGCACCGGAAGCCGCCTCCCTTGCTCCGGATTCGCGTTGTTGGAAGGCTCGTAACTCTTCTCCGATGACGCCCTCGGGGAAAATCAGCTCATCGCGTTCCAGCAAGTACAGGACTCTGTCTGTCGCAATTGTCTTACTCGGACGACTTGTACTAAAAGTTTCGATAGCATAGGTAGGCAGGACATGTTGTAGCGCCTCTGCAATTACGGCGCCCATTGCCTGCTTCTCCACGATTACCCGCTCAGGAAGGTAGTCCTCAATCAGGTTTTTCACATGACGCAAGCTGTAATCTGTGCTCTTGCCATTCTCGCGATACATCCCAACAACCTCGTAGGGGGTGGTTGTGACATCAAGGACGATCGCTGTGAAGTAATCGTTGCCCCCTGCGTTCGGATCGACTCCGATTACATAGCTCCGGCCTACCGAGCCGCATTCGCGGAAGAAACCCCGGGAAGCGCGCCGTACAAGGTCGCTGGGGTAGATCTGAGTATCGGTCGCACCGAAGGCCAGCTCGTACTCGGAGTCCCATGCGGCCTGGGTCATCCGGCGTGACTCACGGGTGCGCTTTGCCCAGTCCGGGTCGTGGCCGTAGATCGGGTGCTGGCTGTAGTGGATCGCAACCCGGTTCCACGAGTCATTTACCTGGGACAGGCGCTCGTTTAGGGCTCCAATCTGGCGAAGCTTGACGTAGGCGTACCAGTCGGCTGGGGTTCCTTGGTGCCAGAGCTGGCCAAACCAATCGAGCTCGGTATCCGGGGTTGAGGTGACGATCACTTTTGCTGCGTCCCCCACCATGGACAAGGTGGGCATGGCACCCCGGTAGATCTCTGCTGCGCCGTCAAGGAAGGCTCCTTCGTCCATGAATAGGACAGAGCAGCTGGGGATGCCCCGGGCAGCTCGAGGTGAGGCCGGGAGGAAGTAGAGCGTCCCCCGGCCTTCTATCGCGATCTGAGTGTTGGAGTCAGTCAGGTAGCGAATCGACTCCCCGTCGATGGAGTTGGCCATGGCACGGACACGGCGGCCGAGTTCACTAGCGTCCTGCTGGGTCTTGGAGAAGATCACCGCTGCGAATCCACGCTCGGTCAGGGCCCGGCAGAGCAGGTAGGAGCAGACAGTCTCGGAGGCACCCATCTGCCGAGATTTGTTGATGATTGTGTTGGGGTTGGCGTTAATACTTCGTACAAGGTCTTCCTGGTACTTGTAGGGGTTAAAGGGTGCCACGGTTCCGGCGGTGCGAATCCAGGTGCGGCGTGCAAATTCGGGCCATCGGTCCACGCCAGGGAGCTGGGTCAGCCTATTGCTGACTGCGTAGTTAGCTGAACGAGCTTTACGTCGGGCTATCTCGTCTCGCAGTTTCTCGGCGCGTCGTTGTAGTTGGGCGAAAGAGGCTGTCATGTGGGCTCGGTCTCGGGGTCAGCCGAGGGCAGGAGACTGAGGTCGGGGTCGAGGATGTCGCTGCCGGGTACAGGCTCGGGACTTTGGGCTTCTTCGCTCATCCCATAGAGCTGTTGCTCGAGATCGGCAATTGTGCGCTCGAGCATCTTGCGTTCTTGAAAGGCTTGGGCACCGGAGATCAGGGCCCGCGAAGCTGCAATGCGATCGGAGGCTCGGGCTTCGGGGTTGTTCATGATCTCGGTCAGGGTGGCGACCGCCATGGGGACAACCGTGATGCCCTGTCCTCCTCCTGCGTCGATCAGGTCTTGCTGCTGGCCGTACACAGCTCTCTGGACTGCTGGACGCTTGCGCCAGGTGTAGAGGGTGCGTTCGGAGATGTTGAGGCTTCGGGCAACTTCTCGGCAGGTTTTACCCCGTGCGAGGAGCTCAACGGCAATGCGCTCGCGCTCTCGGAGACCGTCGATTTCGGATGGGAGTTGTCCTGGCATGGTGCCTCTGGGGCTTCCGACTTGTTCTGGTTATAACTTACACCTTCCGAGTTTCGCAATTGGACGGCGTAGTCCACAGAGGCGGCGAATTCGTAGAGAGATCTGTGGTCGTAGCGATTCAGGTCGCGTGCAATCGCATAGCGGGCTTCCGTTGTCACTAGGGCAAAGGCTGCTGCTAGTCCTGCGTGCTCGGGGCTGGGATAGTTGCCTGGTGACTGTGCAGCCTTGGTGTAGGCGGCAACCAGCTCGCTCAGCTCAAAGCTCAGTTCCAGTGTCACGGTCAGACTCGGGCAACGACGACGCTATGGCCTTGGTTTTGGTATTTGCCAGCGCGATCCTGGTAAGAGACAGCGCAGGGTTCCCCCTCGAAGAACAGTGCTTGCACAATTCCTTCGTTGGCGTAGAGCCGGCAGTCGGCGCCTGAGGAGTTGGAGAACTCGAGGGTGAGGTGGCCACGCCAGCCGGCTTCTCCGGGGGTGAGGTTGGCGATGATGCCACAACGGGCATAGGTGCTCTTGCCAATGAAAAGGGCGGTGACGTTCTCGGGGATCGAGAGGTATTCAAAGGCTACGCCTAGGCCGTAGGAGTGTGCAGGGAGGATGAAGTATGCGCCCTTTCCGTCTTGATGGAGGCGGGCTGGCTCGAGGTTGTCGTTGCTGAATTCCTTGGGGTCCATGACGGTTCCCGGGACATGGCGGAAGATCCGAAAATCTCTCGGCGAAAGGCGTAAGTCGTAGCCGTAGGAGCTGCAGCCGTACGAGATCACTCGCTGGCTGTACTGCAGCTCCTCTGCTTGGACGTTTAGCTCCACCCGATCCACGCGGCGAATGAGTGCAGGCTCGAAGGGGATGATCATCCCAGCCTTTGCTTGGGTTCTGATCCAGGAGTCGTTCTTGATCATGGGAAGGGTCCTTAGTAGACGACAACGTTGACTCGACCGATCCCATCAAGAGGGATTCCGAGCTTGTAAGCCGCTCCGGCTGAGAGATCCAGATTGCAGTTGCAGCGGTCCCAGACTCGGGCGACGATCGAGTGTCCGTTTCGTGAGATGCGGAGCTTTGTGCCGCAAGGCAAGGTGCGATGGGCCACGCTCACTCCCCAATGGTCGTACCTCCCATTACAGGCGTCCTGTCGACCGGCGTACCAAGGGTGATACACGGTGGCTGTCAGCGTTTCTGCGTTTGCAGGAGTGGTTGTAAGCAGTGCGATTAGAGCAAGAACCTTCTTCATGCAGAGTGAGTGGTGTGGATGAGAGTTTTACTTGACATGTGACCACGCCTTGCGGGTCACAATCCGGGATACGGTCGCAGCTGCGATGCCGTACTCCTTAGCGAGGTTGATTTGAAGTGCTCCGAGCGCAGCGAGCTTGCGAAGCCTGATCACGTCGTTTTCGGTCAGGACTGAAGCCCCGTTCTGGGAGCCAAGTGCCAGGGGACCTGTTTTTCTTGTCCCGGTCTTGGGGCCAGGCTTGGCCTTTAGGTAGGACTCCACTGTGCGAGTGAGAGTGTCACACTTCATGCAGCGCAACCATCGATGCGTAGTGTCTGCACGATGTTCCGTGTTTACGACCCGGGTAACTCCAGCGCATTGGCGGCAACGCATCAAGCCTCCCAGATCTCGGGGGTAGAGGCTGGCTGGCCAAGTTGGTTGGTTCGTAAGCCTTTGTAAACGGCACGGCCGACGTAAAGGCCAGCCACCAGGGTAAAAAGAATTCGTTTCATGGAGGAGTGGGTTAGGAATTCCAGCGAATGAGCTGGGCTTTGCGTTCTTCGATCAGATGGCTTGAATTGACGATCGAGCAAATACCGTTTGATAGACAGATGCGATAGCAGTCGTGCCCCACGTCATCGACGAAGTGCTCAACAGTGGCTTCTTCAGCGGTGGGAGTCATTTCGAGCTGTCCTTGTCTGTA